ATCAGGATTATCAATAATCGATTCAGCAACAACTGCATCAAACGCTTTATAATTGTCTTTGCCAGTTAATTGAATATAACCACGTCCGCGAAATTTATAACCTTCACCTGTTGTTTCTGCGCCATTACCCATACGGCTGCCATAGACTAAATTAGCAATTTTTTCAGGTTTACGTTCGTATTCTTTAGCTTTGGTTTCTGTTGGAAAATATTTTTTGAATATTTTTGTTAATCCTTTAGCACTATAATTTAAATTTTCATTTACTATTTTAAATCCTCCACTTTCATGACCACACTGTGATAAAAAATGAGCTAAACGTAAAGGTGTATTAATTTGAAATTTAGTAATAATAGTAGGTATTTGAGCTATTACACTATCAGGGATATGTCCCTTTAATTTATCTATCTTTAAATTAGTAATGTTAGGAAGAAAGGAAGGGGTAGGAGGTGGTGGTGGCGTTGAAGGTTTACTTAAAGCAACACCCATAATCATCTGCCACGTTTTATCGTTAACTACTCCGTCAACCGATAATCCATATTTTTGTTGAAATTCCTTTACTGCTTTTTCAGTTTTAGGACCGAAATTTCCAATAGGTTCTAATCCTAATTTTTCTTGTAGTAATTTTACATTTATGTTATTATCACCTCTTTCTAGTTTCATATCTTAAACTTTTACATAACAACAACTCTACCCTGTATATCTGTGTTAGGATATCTAACTTCAAATACTGCTGGGTCTAGGGAAGGATATATATTTCCTTGTCTAGTAGCTCCAGCTATATCATATCCGTATTGAGAATATGTAGTGTTAGTAGAGTCTTGTTTATTTACTATTTCCATTTTAATTACAGATTGTACTCCTTTAACTTGTAAAAGTTTAGATTGAATATCTGAAAGTATAATTGGTTGATTAATTTGCCATTTATCTACATTAAAATGATCTTGTATAGTTGAAATGCAATTGGTTAGTACATCTTTATTTGAATATCCACTCAATATTACTATATCAAAATTAATTCCTATATTAATATAGTAAGCATCTCTAATATTAATAGCATCAGTAACCATTCTATATTCATTAAGATATGTTACTAGATTCTGTTTTAATGTAGTAGAGGCAGTAGTTAGTTGCTTATTATTATTATAAGATAAAATATATAAATCTAAAGTAAGAGGATTACCTGGTTGGGTGTGAGCTACTGTTTGTTGAAGATCATCCCGAGTAAAGTCTTGTGAGATATAAGCTTTAGCTAACGTTCCATAATTAGAAGGCATTGATAGTGCTCTAATAATATAGTCATCTTTTGTTACTGCTCTTAATTGAGTTGAATATGAATATAGAGCATTTTGTCTTATTTCATCAATTGTATCTCCATTTCGGCCCCCTGATGAAGGATTAGGATTAGAAGATACTACACTTGATAATACAGTAGTAGCTATTCCACCTCCGGGATTACCATTTTTAAAATAAAGTCCAGATGTATCTATAGTAGTTAAATCATTAGCAGCTATATTTGATGTAATACCCCCACCAACTAGATATTTTACATTATAATTTCCTGAAGGGGCTAATCCATACTCTTGAGTAAAGAATACAGAAGCTTCATTATAATTATTTGTTAATAATGAAATGCCCGGTACTAATCCTAGTTGAATATTATCTGGGGTTGGGAGAATTTGACTATCTGTTTTATTTGAAGATAAACCGGCTCCAAATTCTAACTGTAAAGTATTATCTGATAGTATTCTTGAGGTAAATCTTCTAGGTACTTTTTGTAATTGTAATAAATAAGGAACTTGATCTGTAGAATATGAAGGGTTAGCTACTTTTTGAAATATTGACGCTTGAGCTAAATATGGAACTTCATACCATGTATTGCTATCACTACCTGTAATCCTTAATATTTGTAAAATATTAGTATCCGTGATAGTTGTAGTAGCAAACTTTTGATTTCCAGGGAATGATATAGTTGTTTCTTTTAATTCAGCTGATATAGCTTCAGTAGATTTTTTAAACAGGAAATAATTATTATCTACAAAACTAATTTCAGTACTGCCTGTATCTGTAAAGTCTATCTGTTGTGTAGTTAAAAATTTAGTACCCGTAGCTGCTGAAGTAATAGTAGTATTAGCTGGTATTATTAGTCCGTATATATTATAATTTGGGAAAAATGTTGTACCTCCGTCTGATGAAGTAGCAGGCATTAATTGATATACATCTACAGTAGTATTAGAGGCATATGATGCTTTAGGGCGATACCCCATTACATAAGATAAAGCATATAAGTTTTCTTTTTCCTTAGCATATAATAAAAAATTCTCTTGTGTTTGAGTATCTAAATAAAATGACATAACGTCACCAACATATGATGACATTTCGATAAACATATTACCTGGGGTAGCTTCTGAAAAATCATTATACGTTGATGGAAAATAAGTTTTAGCATATTGCTGTAATGCTGCTTTAAAGGCTCCAAAATCTTTATTTAAATATGATATATTTTTATCTTCGTTAGTCATTATTATGTGAATTGTACTGTTACTTGATCAGGAGATTGTGAAATATTAACTACATAATCTATATTTAAATCTATAGAGTTATAATCAGTATTAGGAGTAATGACAATACTAGTTACAGTAATATCAGGTATGTATATTGATATACTGTTTAATAGATTATCTTTTAGAGATTCTAAGTTACTATCTGTAATTCCTTCAAATAGGAATCGCTTTAAAAAAGTACCAAAATTAGGATTCATTATCCTTTCACCAGTACTAGTTAATAATAAATTGACTAGATTTGATTTAATTTGATCTTTAGTAGTAAAAGTACTATTAAAAACTCCAGGACCATTAAAGGGTAAAGATACCCCAATAGCAATATTCTTTTGTAAATCTAACGGATTTACACGTATTGTTTGAGGTATTGGCATGTTATCCTAAATTTCTTAATCCTGATATATCTTGAGCAGTCATATTAGCTGCTGAGTCGGCTAGAAAGGCTGCAAATGGGTTTACACGTTCTCCTGTTGTTTCATCAATAGCATCAATTACTTCTAGTTTAGATTGAGGTTGTTGAAAACCAAATTGTTCACCCATTTTAGCACGTAATGATGATCTAACATCAGAATTTCCTGATATTACATCACTACTATTAAAACTCATTGTCCTATTTTCACGTAATGCTTTCTTTTCTTGTTTAACCATGTGCTCTTCAAGAATGAATGGTAATTCTTCATGAATAGCATCAATTACTGCTTCCTTAATTAATCTTTTAAATGCCTTAGTATTCATAATTATAAATATTTTATCCTTGTAAATTTTGTTGATCAATAACTAATTTTAATTGTTCTATTAGATCGTTAGGATCTTGTGTGAATGAATATTCACTTTTAATAATTTCAACACCATAACGATCAATAGCTACTGCATAACGACGTTTATTACCTTTAACAACAAAGGCTTGGTTTTGTTCTTCTTTAATTGCAAATTTAAATCCTTTGTAAGATCCGTAATTCCCACCTGCTGGTAGAAATTCATTTGATAATTCGGATAATTGTTTATCATTTAGATTTTCTAATGTTTTTCCATCTAGTTTTAAACTAACTTCTTTTAAGCGATCTCTTAATTCGTTTAATCTTATTATTTCATTTGATAATAACATAATAGCTATAACTAGTAAAGCACTTAGTCCGGATATTAGTCTTAGTAATTTTTGTAGCTTAGGTTGAAATTGAACTTTTATAGGTAATAAAACTGGGATAGGTAAACTAAGTATACGTTCAATTATAGTTACTACTATAACAATTGTAGTTACTATTTTATTTATACGTTCAATGTTTTTCTTTAAGTTTTCTAATTTTTTAATATTATTATTAATTAAAGTAATAGCATTATTTCTTAAATTAGTTGCTATAGTAACAGTGGTTTGATCTTTAACTTTAGTATCTATATAATTATTTACTTGATCAACTAATTCTTCTAATTTTTTTCTTTGTGTTATTAATGTTGAGAAACTATTTGCTAATTGTAACGCAATAATAGGAACTAGTGTTTTTGTTACATTAGAAACAACTTGTTTAGTTAAATCTTGTTTTGATTTAGTTTCGGATTCTTGAGTTTTTTTTCTTAAATTTTTAACACTTGCTTTAAAAGACTTTTGTTGATTTTTTATTTTATCGTTTGGGTTATTATTTATATTTTGCCTATCTTGCTCTAATTTTTTTCTTTGAATATTAATAGTAGCTATTTCAGTTTCATAAGTAAAATTAGCACTAATAATAACATCATTATATTGTTCCTGGGTGATCTGGTTTGTGTTAAAATCAGATTGGGCTTTTTGGATTGTATTATCCTTATTTTCCCCAGCTTGAATTTCTTTTTTTGTTAAGTTATCTAATTCAGTATCTATGTTTGCTGTTTTAGATTGATTTCCTACAATTAAAGTTTCCTTATTTTTATCTTTTAATTGTGAACCAAAAGTTTTAATAGCAGTGGCTGCAGATATTGTTTTTAAAATATCAGGAGATACTACAGGTGCTATATTAGTTGTATTAGACATTATGATGTAAATACTTTTTGTGAAGGAATTTTTTCTAATAAATCACATACCCTTTTCATATCTCCCATTAAATCTCTACCAGCTGATGTTAATCCTAATATGGGAGCGCCTTCAGGAGTACTAACAGCACTAGACAGATATGAGGCTAGCCTAGTTAAGGTTTCTTGAAGATGTTGAAATAATCTTATTGTTTCATATCCTAATAACACTGGTTGGGGAGCTACATTAGTATAAGGTCCTAGAAATACAGTATTAGAATTTAAATGTACACGTTCATCTGCATTTAAATTAATAATATTTTTAGTATTTAATTCAATATTTGTTTTAGCAAATATCATTACTTCATCTCGTTTAGAATTAATTACAATTCTATCACTATTAATAATAACTTGAGCGCTAAAATAATCAGGTACATTTAAAGGATTAGTTAAATTATTTAATGTACCTGTTTTATCTGTTTGTAAAGGAATTTTTTGAGCTGATGTTAAATAAATTGAGGATAAATCTTTATTTATTTGTTCAACATAATATTGTTTTGAAGGGTCATATGCTAATCCATTAGTTAAGATAGTAATGGGATCATATTCACCTCCTATAGCACTCCATTCATTAGATGGTGTTACTCCTTTTGTTGTACTAGTAAATCTTAAAGAGGATCCCTGTCTACCCCCTAATATATTATCACCCTCATAAGGAATTAAAGGTCTAACATCTGGGTTTTCGGTGAAGGTTACTCCTAAAATATCACTATTAAGAGTAGGTTGAGAGTTTTGTTGTTGATTATTCCATAAATTTATTAAAGAATAATATTTCTGAGCAGAAGTATTTGATATTTGAGAGGCAGGAGATGGTCCTTCTTCTAAAAAAATTAATTCTTTGTTTAGTGGATAATATTGGTCTTGTGGATTTTTAGGTTTAGCTAATTTACACGTATTTAAAAAATTATTATCTATACTCCCAGAGATATATTTAGCTTGTTCATAATCAAGATAAAATACAGTTCCTATACCACTATATCCTCCTACTTTTTCAAACATTTCCTTAGTGGGAGTATTTTCAGTAGTAACAACACCATATATTTTACCTACTTGAACTTTTTTAGTAGGTGAAAAATTATTTTTACCTATAGAAGCAACAACAGATGATAAATTTTCTCTTACTCTCATTATTGTCCTATTTGTATTACAGGAGTTTGTTCTAATAGTTTTTGACCTTGCTCTTGCACTGCTTTTTGTTCTTCAATTAAAGCAGTTATTTCATCCATATTAATTAATTCATGCCCAGCATTAGCGTTGACAGTTGAAGCACGTTGCGCTATGCCTGCTATTTTAATTAATTGTTCGTTATTTTTAACATTAACATCAATTAAATCTTTAACAGTAGGCATTAACATCACTGCGGAACCTGCATTAGACGTAGCAATAGGTTTAAGAGTATCAATGAATTCATTGATTTGTTTATCAATATCTTTATTATTCCTATGTATCTGTTTAAACAAGTCTGATAGTGATGTATTACCGAATATAGTAACATCATCAAAATTAGCCATAAATTATGTTTACGTATAAATATAAGTAATTAAATCTTTATATATCCGTGTTGATAATAATCATTATATAATTGAACGTATACTACCTTTAATTTTTTAATTATCTTAGTTATTTGGGGTGTTGACACATCTGTTATTTCACGAATATAAATGTATAATGCTTTCTTATTGAATATTTCTAAGGTTTCGCGTTTACGAAATAATTCAACAATAGCATCTGCTGTTTGAGCGTCTTGTTTTTTAGGAAATAATTTATATATATGTTTATCAATATATCGAATATACTGATCCATAAAATTATTCTCATTAAATATATTCTCTAAATTCCTATCATTTTCATATAACTGCATTTGATCTTCATCAGATGCATCTACATCAGCTCGTTCCTGGAGTTTCTTATAGTTGTTTTCATTATAAACTATAAGGTAACGTTTAGCAATAGTACCAAAATAAGAAAATGCTTTACCTTTTTCAGGCTTATATAAATGAAGTTTCTCAAGCAAGAAGGTAATAACCTCATGCTTGAGTTCTTCAATTGTATCAGTATCAGTATAATAAAACTTAAACGTATGAATTATATTTTCTGCTAACTTATAAAAACCATATTCAATACGGTCGTTATAAATACGATTACGTTCAGTAGTATCTATTGTAATAAGATATTCTACAATAGCATCTTCAGTATCCTGAGTAAAATAAATACGAGGTTCCTTTGGTTTTCGCTTACGCGGTAAACCACGTTTAGTCAAGGATACTTTTTCATCAGCAAATATATCAGCTCCATAATTTTCATAATATGACATGTAATTCCCTATTTTAATATCAATATACGGGAAATAATTTACATAACCAAGTTATTTCCTATTATTAAACTGGCTAATAGAGGTTTGTATTTCTCTTAAATTTTGGAAGAAAGTACCTACTTCATCATCAGCCTCAAAAGCGCCTATAGTATCTAATTCACGTAAACGTCTATCAGAATCATTAATTACTATACTAATAGCATCAATATATTGTTGCTGATCAGTAACCGCTTTTTCAAGTGCACCATTACGTCTAATAAGCAAAAATACTCCTATTACTAAAATTTCAATTAAATGAATTATTATTATCCAAAACCATACCATAGTTATTGTCCTCTAAATTGTTGTGCAAAATCGTCTTGTTCTAACGAAATCATTTCTTGAATTTTCTCAATTTGTTCTTTTAAATCTTCAATTGATTCCAGAGTCAAATCTTGATCAGCTCCCCTATTTACTTGAAATTTGATCCTGTTTGCTGTCGCATCTAATTGTCCTAATTTTTCCGCAACGTTGTTTTTATACTTCATAATATATGTTTATATATAAATATACGACATCCTCCGTTCCCCCAACCCATGCTACTATCTCTCATTCCCTCATTTCC